GTCGACAATTTCAGCATTGTCATATTCTAACTGTAGCTCTGCCAATTCTTCGTCTGCACATTTAAGTGCTTGCAGTTCGTTTTCTGCAAGCACACGTTGATACAATTTACGCACCACAGTAAAAGTTTTGCCAGTCATTATAATGCAACCTTTTTTACATAGATTCTTTGACTTTTATTTTTTGTTTTTGGATTGTAAATAATACAGTTATCTGACTTTCGCCAAACGTCACATTCAGTTTCGTAAGCATAAGTTAGATCGTAACTGTTTTCTTCCCACCACTTATCTGCATATGCAACTGCTTCGTCATCGTTTGCGGCTTCGAAATGGATATCTTTTACTAATCCCAAATACTCGTCACAATCAATAACATTGTTACTATCTAAATTTGGATACTGTCTAATATCTAATTTCAAATAATATTGTTGAGTTGTAGATTGATTTGATTGCAGATTTTTACGACTGATTTGTGCTGGCATTTCAATCACACTTAAATCATTATCGTACACTGTGTAACCTTTTGCGGCATACTCATCGATAATTAAATTTTCTGCCTGTTTTTCATTAGTTGCAAAAACAACTTGATCGATTACAATTTCCTTTTCGGAATCAGTGTTGTAATTTGCAAACCCCGTACCACTGCATTTAAATGGCACTGTAATTCTGTTGAGGTATTTTTCAAACTCTATCACACGTGCTATTGCCGCATTTGGTTCGATTGTATGACGAGCAATGTCTCTTACTTCCGTAGTAAATTGTTGTCTCGTTTGTTTAGATTCCGTATACAGTCTTTCTAAAATACTGTTACGTTTTGCAGTTTCAATATTCATTAAAACTGTGTCGTATATTGTACGTTTTTTTGTTTTTATATTACTCATTTTTCCTTCCTTTAATGTTGATGGATATAAAAAGTAGTCTTTAGCAAACTGGCAATTGAAGCCAGCACGTTAGCAAAATTAATATTATAATTTTGAATTAACGTTTTATTATTTTGTAGAAACTGCACTTTATCGATTGATTGATAAAATGCTTTATACAAACTTAATAACTGTTGTTTTTTACACATACTTTTACTATCCTTTTTTAGACACACGTATGGCGAAGCAATGTTTCAGGTTGCTCTGCACACATACGTGTGTGCTTTTTTTTAATTGTTTCAAAAAAGTTTTTTACTTTTTTGTTGACTATGTGATTGAAGGAACGTAAAAAGAATTTGTTAGAAAACTTTTTATATTTCCAATTAATCGCATATTCATAAAAAAATTTTACAACAGAACTGTAATCTGTCTACTGCCCTTTAAAAACCCTTATTTTATGCGGCTTATTTGACTTTTTAAAAATCCCAAACTTTTCATTTTTAACCCGTAAAAATCATTAAATAATTTGCACTGTTTATTTTTAGACACAATTTTTTAAAAGCACATTCTGTTAATTGTGTACACAGTAAATAAACAGTGCCACAACAAGGCATCTGAAATCATACGTTGTGGCACACTCAAAAAATAATACGAATAAATAAAAATGTTAGATGGGTGCTATAACCCATACATAAAAATAAACAAAATTCTTATTTGCATTTTGTTTATCCGTCTAACTTACGACACTGACTACACTTGTCTTATTGCCATAGTACAAAATGTCAGTGTCGTACTAATTTAAAATGAAAGGAATACAATGCCATATTACACAATGAAAAAATCTAAAAAAACCAAAAAAGGTAAAAAAAGCAAAGGTAAGAAAAAGAAATACTAATGGCTACCTATCAAAACAGAACAGTGCAATTAAACAAACCTTTTAGAACACCTAATCAATCTAAAAAGTTTGCTGTTTATGTTACGAATCCAAAAACTAACAATGTAGTAAAAGTTAGATTTGGCGACCCAAAACTATCAATTAAAAAAAATATACCAGCACGTAAACGTAGTTTTATGGCGAGACATAAATGTTCGACTGCTAAAGACAGAACTACTGCTCGTTACTGGTCTTGTAAGGCGTGGAAGTAATGAGTTTATCTAATGCTGGTTCAACAGTTTCTAATGCATTTGTCACACAGTATGGCAAAAAAAGAAAACCTAAAACCAACAAACAAATTGTTAGATACGTAAACAAGAAATTTAAAACAAAAAAATGAAAAAAAATATAGCAGCACCAAAAGGATATCACTTTATGAAAAAAGGTAATTCAATCAAATTGATGTCCCACAAAGGTAAATTTGTAAAACACAAAGGTGCAAGTTTAAAAATCAAACTGCCCGTTATTAAAAAACACTCTTAATGTCTGATGCTGAATTGTTGTTTCCAAAACCTATCAGTGATTTTACAGAGTTAGAAACATATTATAACAAAAATATTTCAGACACTATTGTACATCTAAAAGAATGGCACGGACACTTAATGCACCCCAGTGTGCACTGCTATGTGATTGGCAATGGTACAAGTAGAAAAGATTTAGATTTAACAAAAACAATCCGTTACAGTGGTTATACCAAAAAGAAAAGTTATGCGATTGGGTGTAATTACATTTACAAAGAATTTGAATGTGATTTGATTGTTGCACAAGACACTCGTGTACTGTTTGATTTAGCAAAAGATGATGTGCAAACACCAGTGTGTGCCCCACTACTCAAATACAATTGGTTACTGCAAAACAACAAGACAATTAAAAACTTTTATCCTATACGATTTCCTACATATGAAATGACACGATGGAAAACTGGCGAACTTGCTCTTTATATGGCTTGTATATTAGGTTTTAATAAAATTATTCATATTGCTTTTGACGGTGGTGTTGAATGTATACACAGAAACATAGACGGCGTTAGCAATATCGATATTAATTTAACTCGACAGAGAATTAATCGTTTACACAAAAGTTTCATCGATATTCAAATAAATAAATTTGAAGACAACTCGTAAGAGCCTTCTATGCAACAAACAAAATTTTGTTCGGTAGGTGTAACGATTACACAAGTTACTGACGTTAAAAATGATGGATAACAATTTTGCCCAAAAATTTTTAGCACAATCTTTAGCAATTAAATTTAACATTTATAACAAAGGAGAAAGCAATGGCTTTATCTGATGCTGGCTCAACAGTGTCTAATGCATTTGTGACACAATTCGCAGATGACGTTTTACACCTCAGCCAACAAAAAATGTCCAAACTTGCTGGCAGTGTTAGAACTGTAAGAAACGTAACTGGTTCAACTTACAAATTTAATACACTAGGCAAAGGTGGATACATTAAAAACAAAAGCAGATTTGAAGACATCACTGTGATGTCTGACTCATCTAAATCATTAGGTGGTTCTGCAACATACACTGGTAGCACTGCGGCTCACGCCGTAGCAACGGCTACTCTTAACAACTACGTATCGGGCGAGTATGTCGACGATTTTGATATGTTCAAAGTTAATTTTGACTTTAGACAAGCATATGCAGAATCTATTGCGGCGGCTCTTTCACGTGCATATGATAATGAAATTATCACTGCATTGAACAGTGCATCGCCTTCAACAACAGTAACTGCTGGTAGTGGTTTAACCAAAGCAAAATTTTTAGAAATTGCACAAGGTTTAAACGACAACGATGTAGATACTGCTGACAGATATTTGGTTATATCGCCTGCGGCACTAACTGATTTATTATCAGACACTGGTGTAACAACCGCAGCTGATGGCCCAATATCAAATGCGGCACTGGCAACTGGCTTCATTCCAAACTACTTAGGATTCAATATAATTGTTTCTACTGGTTTGACAGAAGCATCAACTGGTGTAAGAAAATGTTATGCATTTAACAAAAATGCTGTCGGTCTTGCTGTAGGCAAAGACATACAAGCACAAATTAACTATGTTCCACAAAAAGTTAGTTACTTGGTAGCTGGCGAGTTATCTTGTGGTGCAGTTGCAGTTGATTCAACAGCAATCGCATTAGTTAACGTTACTGAATAATAACAATCAAAGCTCAGATGTGAAAGCCGATGTCTTAACGATGTCGGCTTTCGTCTTTTTTGTAATTCAATAAATATTAAAAAAGGATTTTACCAATGGCACTAACAAAATTTGATATCTGCTCACAAGCATTAATTAAAGTCGGTTCAGACACAATCAACTCATTTGCAGACGGCACACACGAAAGTAACGTGTGTTCTGTGATGTATGACACTATTAAAAAGTCACTGTTATTCTACACTTTTTGGAACTTTGCTATAAAGAAGCAAACACTTAACAGATTAAGTGAAACTCCAACTGATACAAAATTTAAATATGTACACAGTTTACCAGCAGACGTTATTAGAATTAAAAGTGTTATAGATCAAAACGGACACCCTAATTACACTTACAGAAAAGAAGGACAAAAAGTTTACTCTAATATTTCAACTGTAATTTTAGAATACGTGCAGAATATGGACGAAACATATATGCCGCCCTTCTTTGTCGAAAGTTTAGTTTCAAAAGTTGCATTAGAAATTAACGAAGCAATCACTGGCAGTGGTTCATTAACAGATAGACTTGCACAAGACTTTCAACAAAAGTTACGAGCAAGTAGAATTGCAGACGGACAAGAAAATCCGCCACAAAATATTGTACCAGCTGGCAGATTGATCGAAGCACATTTAATGGGCAGTGAGTCAGATAGATTTAGACACGAGCAAAATTAATGACTATTAGAAGGTATACACAAACATCTTTCACACAAGGTGAAGTTGGCCCGTTTATTAAAGGGCGAGCAGAACTTGGCATTTACAGAGCTGGTTTAGAAACTTGTGAAAATTTTTTATTGTTACCACAAGGTGGCATTGATCGAAGACGTGGCTTTCAATACGTATCAAGTAATTTAGATTCATCAACTTTAGCAGATGGCAGTACCGCAGTTGTAACTGGTTCTTTTCATTCACAAAGCAGATTAATCCCATTTAAATTTGGTGAAGGACAAGAATATGTTTTAATTGTTGAACCAGCAGATGCAACAATTTCATCTTCTGCAAAAATTCACGTTTATTACAACGACAGTCGTGTTGCAATTTTAACAGATGGTGTTGATGGCAATAGTTTTAATATTACAACAGATAACATTTCAGAAATTAGATATGCACAAACTTTTGATGTTATGATTATGGTGCACAAAGATGTGCAACCAATTCAATTAGTAAGAGGTTCACAACACACAGACTGGAGCATTGGTGCATTGGCTTTTGACTTTGTGCCAATGGCAAATTTTAGTTTTGCAACTGAACTTACACCAAGTGCAAAAACTGGAAGTGGTATTACACTTACGTTGGCAAATGGTTCTTACACATTTGTAAACAACACGTTTCCAAACGGACACGTTGATATGTACGTAAGATTAAATGCTGGTTTATGTAAAATAACTTCTGTTGATAGTACGGGTTTAGTAGCAACTGCAGATGTAGTTGAAGAACTTGCTGATACAGAAACTGCTGGTGGTAATGAATGGGAACTAACTGCATTTTCTAATTTAGACACAGCACGAGGTGGCGGCTGGCCACGTTCAATAACGTTTCATCAAAACAGATTAGTTTTTGGTGGCAGTAGAGATAAACCGCAAACTGTGTTTGCTTCTCAATCGGGCGATTTTTTTAATTTCAAACCTACAACAAGAGTTGTGTCTGATACTGCAACAACTGGTGAAGTAACAGACGATGCTGGTTTTGCATTTACTATTGCCAGTGATGAATTAAATTTAATTAAACATTTAATATCACAACAATCACTTTTCATTTTTACGACAGATGGCGAGTTTGATATGTCGGGTGAACCAGTAACTCCTTCTAACGTTTTAATTAGACAACAAACAAGATACGGCATTGCAAATGGCACTGCTGAACCAAAAGTAGTTGATAACGAAACAATGTTTATTGATAAGAGCAATAAACAGTTAAGAGCATTTGTTTACAATTTTAACACAGATGCATTTTCAGCAAAAAATTATTCTTTAGTACATCACTCGATGTTAACCAACGCCACACAAATTGAATACATCAAAAATTACAAAGACACGAACACCAACTATGTGTTTGTGGTGAATGAAGGTGATTTATGTGTGATGGGAATTAATGTTGAAAGAGAAGTTGTTGGTTGGACTAAATGGACTACTAACGGCTCATTCAAACAAATTACAGAAGTTGACGATTATTTGTATGCATTAGTTAGTAGAACAAATGGATTGTTTTTAGAAAAATTAACAAATGAAGATATCTACTTAGATTGCTTTTTAACTTCATCGAGCACTGCTTCTGCATATGCTGGTGCAAATGGTTTACAAAATGAAACTGTTGAAGCAATGGCAGATGGATTAGTGCACGGCGATGTAACTGTAGACAATGCTGGTAACTTTAGTTTGACTACTACTTCATCAAGTACACAAATAGGTTATGGATATACTTCAACTGCAAAAACATTACCTATTACTTTTCAATTAGGTAACTCTCTTACTACTGGTGAAAAAGTTAGAAAGATGTTTGCTGAATTACAAGTTTATAAATCACAAAGTGTTAAAGTTGATGGCAAAACTGTTCCGTTTAGAAGATTAGGCACGGGATTATTAGATCAACCAATTGCACAGTACAGTGGATTAAAAAGAATTAGACTTAATGGCTATTCAACAGAACCACAAGTTACTTTGCAAATTGATGAGCCGTTATCTTTCACATTGTTAAGTTTGACAACGGAATGCAATTTTTCAACAGGCAAATATCAGCAGTAGAAAAACCAATTCGACACAAATTAAATCTACCACACTTTACTTACGTGGTTAATAATTGTCGAAAGGCAGATGAAATTGAAATGGGTTTAACTGGATTTACAAAAAAATCTTTAATTGAATTATATCCGCAAATTGAAGATGGATTAACTGGTACAGAAAGAGATATCCCGTTTTTAGTTGCTGGTACACAAATTGTTGGTAATGAAATTTGGTATTGGTTTTTAGCAACGCCATTAGTGCATTCACATTGGATAAGAGTAACACGTGAAGCACGTGATTTTATTAAAAGAAAAAAATTAGAACACAAAGAAAAATACCATCGTGTACAAGTATGGTCGGGTCATACAAGTTCTATTGAATGGCTAAATATTTTAAAATTTCAACCTATCAACCATTATTACGTTGGTGATGAGAAAATTTTAATTGTAGAGAACAAAATTTAATGTGTGCACCTCGTAACATCATTCCATTATTAGCAATTGGCGGTTTAGCATTAGCAACGGGCGGTGCGGGTGCGGCTGTAGCTGGTTCGACAACAGCAAGTGCGGGTGCTACAAGTGCGGCGGCATTGAGTGGTTCTTTCACAACGGGCACAACGTTAACTTCTAGTGCACTTTCAGCAAATACAACATTAGGCGGATTAACAACTGCATTAAGAACGGGTTTAAAATATGCAAACACTGCCGCACCATTTATTGGGTCTGCTGGTTTAGTTTATAGTGGGCAAATACAAAAATCTATTTTTGAACAACAAGCCGCATTTTCTCAATTTCAAAATTCACAAGAAACTGAAAGTTATGCATTAAGAAAAGACCAACGAAGACGAGAACTTGCAAAAGCATTAGGCAAACAAAGAGCATTGTATGGTGTAAGTGGTGTTAGACTCGAACAAACACCATTAGATATTTTTTCATCAACTGCTCGTTCATTTGCAGAAGATGATTTTTATGACAGATACGGAACTGCTGGCAGACTAGCAAGCAATTCAATCAGTGCAGACAATTTAAGATTAAGTGGTTCGCAAGCAGAACTTGGCGGATTATTGAATGCTGAATTAACTTTAGCAAGACGAGGATTAGTATAATGGTAAAAATTCCAACATATGACAGTAGACTTACGCCTACCCCAACATTTACAAGACCACAACAAGTTAGAGGTATTTCAGAAAATGTTGAACAACTGGCAAACTTTGCAAATAAAGTTGCTGACGAACAAGCACAAATTAAAGCATACGAAAAAGGTTTTAAACAACAGCAAGAAAATACTGCAAACAACTTTGTTGCAGAAAATGTTGATGCTTATTCAATTACGGGCAATGCTTATACAAAAGGTGCACGTGCCGCATTTGTAAGTAATTTTAAAACAGAAGCAGAAAACGAATTAAATCAATATGCATTAGATAATCAATACGAACCCGAAAAATATAAAAAGAATTTTGAAAATTATAAAACAAAATCTTTACAGTCTGTTCCACAAATACTATTGCCCGAAGTTACAGATTACTTAGATTCATTAGGTGGTAGATTGTATCGTAGTGTACAAAGTAACAAAGTTGCTTTTGACAGAAAAGATCAATTAGTTTCAATTTCAAACAGATTTGAAAAATTATTACCCGAACTTTCTAATGCAATTAAAACAGAAGGATACGATACAAATACTGCTATAAACATTTACGGCGAACTGTTTACAAACGTAAAAAGTTTAGAAGAAGCAAAATTTGACCCAGTAACAACAAATAATTTAAAAATACAGTTACAAGATGAAATTATACAAAGTGCTTTAATTAAAAAATTTAATGAAGCAGAAGATAAGAAACAGTTTATTACTGATGTACAAAAAGGCAATGTATCAGAACTGTTAACTGATATTGCTGAAACGTACGACATAGAAGGATTTCAATTTAAAAAACAATTAACCACTGTTGAATCTAATAAATTAAGTTCAAGTTTAAACACACTGCTTTCGTACGAAATAACAAATACAAAAATTGAAAGACAATCTTACAATAAAAAATTTGATAATTGGTACAGTGTAAGTTTACAAGGTTTAGATGCTGGTACTGCACCCGATTTGAATGAAGCAAAGAATTTATTTTTTAGTGAAGAAAAATTAGACGAATACAAAGATAAGATTGAAATTGTAAATGCTATTGCACCCGATGTTAACAAAAGTAGATTTGGTACATTGGCAGAAAGTCAAAACTTATTAAAAGAAAGTCAAAGCCAACAATCTATTTTATTATCACAGCCAGCTGGTGATACGAGAAATAAAGATTTACAAATTGTAGAGCAAAAAGTTAAAGCATTAGCTCAACACGTACAATTCAAACAAGAAGCAATCAACAACGGCGACCCGTTTAAATTATTATCATTACAAGGCATAAATTACAGTTTTGATAATGAAGAAGAAATTGCAAAGACACACGAACTTGTAAAAACTCACGTTGGCGTAAGTGCAGACAGATTAAACATTATGCCAAAAGCAAATTTAGAGACATTTAAAGAAGAATTTTTAAGTGCAAGTTCACAACAACAAGCAATGGCAGTTGTTGGCAAACACAAAGCACAATTTGGCAAATACATTAATCAATTTTTACGAGACGTTGAATTTGAAGATGGCAGTAGAGTTGTTTTTGACTTTGTTGAAACACAACCATCAAATGCTGGTGTAATTTGGCAATCAATCAAAAACTTAAAACAAAATAAATCTGCATTAGAAAATAGCAGAGACAGTTTTAAAGATGATGAAAAAGCATTTAAAGATAAATTTGTTGAAAATTTTGGCAGTGCATTTAAAGGCAATGAAGAAGTCTTTAATCAAATTTATGCTGGTGCAACTGCTTATTATTACAAAACACTTGCCACTGTTGGCGATAACGATAAAGCCATACAAAACACAATTAAACTATTCAGCAATGAAGGTGGTGTTTATCAATACGTAGACATTAACAATCAATCTGTTTTTGTACCGCCTACTGTTGATGCTAAACAATTAAAAATTAATGCAGAAGATATGTTGGCTAATCCACACAAATACAACATTACATCTTCTAATACATTTACTTTACAAGACATTGTTGAAAACAAAGATGAGTACACAGTTGTTGTTGAAGGTGGCAGTGCTAAACTTATACAAAACTCAAATATTTTATTTGCGGCAGAGATATTTCAAAAATTGCCTAGTGGTTCAAAATCTTATCTGTATTCCGATGTGTTAGTCAGCACTGATGATGGTATAGACACTGAAACCAGTATGTTAGATTTTGATGAAACTTGGAGTTATGACAAAAACAAAAACTTCAATAAAAAATTATTTTCATCAATACCAAAAACTAAAAATATACAAACACGATCAACTTCTGATGTAGGTGTAGAAACGTTTGCAGAAAAAACTGTAGACACTAACGTAAATGAAAAAGTTACTGCACTTAAAGAATATGTTTACAAAGAATTGGCAGACAAAGACGGAATGTCTTACGTAGATGTATTTTCTGCTGATTTAGCAATCACAACAAGAGATCAACAAAACTTAAATGCAATCAGTTACGTTATTAAAGATGGCGGTATGGAAGATTGGATTTTAAGATATTTAGGTAACTTCGATTATTTAGGCAAACTGAATGACGAAGGTGTAAGACAACAAGTTTTAAAAACGTGGGAAGATAAAACAAAAAGAATACGAACAACACGTAACGTTGAATCTGTATTAATGTCGCCATTACAAAGTTTAACAGACATTGTTAGAGACATTGCTATTGTTAATCCACTCGAAGATAACGTTGGAGTCTTAACACCATAATGGCTGGCCCACTTTCACCTTCATCAACTTTTGGCAAAGTACAATCGCCTAACGATATACAAATACCGCACAGTTCTGTTTTAGATAATTTAGGTGTTGGCGTTAAAGAAGGATTACAAGAAACCACTATCGCATATGCAAAAGATATTAATTTGTTAATGCGAGCAAAAAACGGACAAGACGATACGATTGCTTTTGAAGAATGGAATGAAAGCAATCCTTATTACAGAGAAGATATCAGTTGGAGTGAAGATTTAACTTGGAACATCGCACGTAACATACAAGATGAATTTGCCATACAAGAAGAAGCAAATGCAATTACAGAACGTGCAACTGGTTTAGGTAAGGTTGCGAGATATGGCGGTATGTTTGTTGGGGCGGCATTAGACCCAGTTAACTTTGTGCCTTTTACTTTTGGTGCTGGCAAAAGTTTAAGTTGGTTAGGCAGAGCAAGTAGAATTGGTGCGGCGAATACAGTTATAGAAGCAACTACAATCACACCATTAGCATTGGCGGCACAACAAGCACGTGGCAGAGAATTAGAAGCAAGTGATGTTGCATTAAATTTAGGTTTTGCTTTTGCGGCTGGTGCTGGTTTAAGTGCATTAGCAGACGGCGTTAAAGGTGCATTTAGATTAGCACGTGCGGCACAAATAAAAACAGACCCAAACGTTGTTAAACAGATGGACGAATTAAAAAGTCCGTTAGATGATACACAAGTTACAACAGATGTAGATTTAACAACTGTAAAAACTTTATTAGGTACAAAAAGAATTAAAGGTACTGCAGATGCTGCTGATACCAACTTATTAAAAAATTATAATGTAGATAATATCAGTACACCTATTGTTGTAAGAACAGATGGTACGTTTTCAACTAACGTATCAGACAGAGGTATAAAAATTTACAAAGAAAATAATTTATTAGTTGTTGAAGGTAGCAGATATGATGTTGTTAAAATTATCCCTACCCTTCAATCACGTATTTCAAAAGAAATATTTCCACAAGTAGAATTTAAATTTACAGATACTTTGAATGACGAGATTATTGCTTATGAAAGAATTGAACAACGAACAAAACAGTTAGAACAAGAAACTGGTAGAAAAGCAGAATTATCAAAAACAGAAGTTGAACGTACACGAGTTAAAATTGAAGAAGAAAGTTTTGATATTGAAATTGACCAGACTACTGGCAGAGTAAAAGAAGTTTACAATGTAAAAAATGGTAAACGAACAACTAAACTTGAAAAAAAAGAAGCAGAACAAAAAATTAAAACACTTTCAGAAATAGCAGAAACAAAGAAAAAAGATTTTAATGCAGAGTCACAAGAACGTGCAGTTAATAAAATAGATCAACAATTAATAGACAATAGAGGTGGCAGACAATCTACCGAAGATTTATTAAAAACTAAAAATGCATACAGAGATAAAGATATTGTAACTGCCGCAGATGAAAGCAGAGGTACACTTTACAACACAACTGCAAAAGACGTTAATAAAATGATTGTTGCAGTGTTATCGCAACCAGTATTCAAAAAAAGACATTTAGATGATTTAGGCATTAAGTTTAACAAGACTACTGGTGAACTTACAATTACAGACAGAAGTAAAGCAAACAAAGACCCACTTGGTAGAATATTAGTTGAGTTAAAAGAAAAACAAGAAGTTTTATTAAAAGAAAGACAAGCAGTAGAAGAACTACATACTTGTTTGCCAATAGGAAGTTAATATGAGTAAAAAATGTTTTGATGACTTTAGTAAAAATGTTGGTCGTTCTGTAACAGACGAAGAAAAAGAAACGTTATTACAAAAAGTAAGATCAAATAAAGAAAAGTTAAAAGCAGAAGGCAAAGATTTTGAAACTGTGGTTGATGGTGAAAAGACTGCTCTGCAACAACGTTTAGACAGAGAATATAATATTAAAGTTAAAAACCAAGTTGATAAAACTATTAGAAGGTTAAGCACTGAAACACAGTTAAAAACAAGATATGAAGAATTAGATGCTGTTGCACAACGTTTAATGCAAGCAGATAAAAAACTTACAAAACAACGTGCATATCAAAAAGCATTCATCAGTTTAATTTACAACACAAACGATACAACAGACATACCATTAGAAAGTATTGAAAAAAGTTTATTTCAAAACAGTTTAGGTGAATTTTTAGCAAAGACGAGAAAAGCCATTGGTGAAGACCCAATTGTTTTTATACAAAATCAAAAAAACTTTGACGATATGTTAACAGAGTTTTTTGTATTTTTTAGAGACCCAAATAACATTAACTCTGTTACTAAAAATCAAAAAGCATTTTCAATGGCAAAAGAATTTTTTGACGCCAAATACAAAATGTTTGAAAGAAGAAAACAAGCTGGCGACAATAATATTTTATTAGACCAAAATATTAAAGTTAGATGGTCACAAGCAAAAATTAAAAACATTGCAAAAGAAGATTTTATTAGAGAAGTTGCAGAAGCATTAGACGAAAGAATACACGGCGATTTAAAAACAAGACAAGAGATAGCAACAACTATACACGACAACTACACACAAAAACAAACACCCGACTGGCGTGAACAAGGCGACGGCAAATTAAAAGGTATTTTTGATAACGAAGAAGGCACACCAATTGATTTTATGCCACAAGACAGAGTACCAAGTTTAACATTTAAAGATGGTGCAAACTTTAATGCAATCAGCAGAAAGTTTTCAGACGTAGATGCACGTGTTTTAATGATGAACTATTTTAATGAGACTGCACGTGAATTATCATTGGTACAATTTTTTGGTGCTGATTACAAAAATGGAATTAGGAAATTTATTGTAGAATTAGAAAATAATCCAAAATACGAAACTGCATTTAGATCGAAAGGCAAGTTAGGTGAAGTCGATGCAGTAAAAAGATTTATTGATAGAAAAGCAAATCCAATCATTGCTGAAACTTCTAAAATTGCCAGTACATTTACTACATTAAGAAATTTCGAAGCCGCCGCAAAATTAGGTTCTGCGACTGTAACTGCATTAATGGATACACCAATAATGGTTATTGCTGGCAGAAAATTATTTGGTTTACCGATGAGTGATTTATTGAACAGTATTTTTAGATTTGGCAAAAATGGTGCACCAAGTGATTTGACAGAATACAGTAGATATATTTTAGAGGGCTGTGAAAGTTATTTAGGTGTATTACAAGAACGATTTAACGTGTCAGACAGTTTAACTAACTTCGGCAAATTAGAAGGTGCAAGTGTTAGAACTGCACACACAATTTTTAAAATCAGTGGTTTAAATTGGTGGACAGAAGGTCGTAAAGCAATGGCGGCTGGTATCTATGCAAAAGAGTTAGGTAGATTGATTGCTGAAAAAGTTCCGTACGATCAATTAAATCCAAAATTTAAAAAACAATTAGAAAAGTTTGGCATTAGAGGATTTAAAAAAAGTGGTGAGTCAGAATGGAAGATGTTGTTAAGATTACAGCCACTTGATGAAAGAGGAAGAATTGACCCGTATGCTATAACAGAAAACACTTTTGAATTTGCTTATGGCAAAGCAAGTTTAAGACAAAAAGTAAGTGCCGCATTACACGATGCAGTAGATACAATGGTTATGACCCCTTCTCAATTTGATATCGACTCTGCCGCATTGTTTAATGACCCGTTAGGTATTGGCGGACAAGTAATTAAATCTATCACACAGTTTAAAGCACACCCAATTTCAATGTTTAGAAAAATCTATGCACGTTTGTACAAGTCAGAAGGATTAAGCAGTACAGTGAGTTCAGCTGCGGCCTTAACTGCTTCACTTACTTTTATGGGTGCATTAGTTTTACAATTAAAACAATTTTTGGCGGGCAAAGAAACTTACAAACCAAATAATGAATTTTTTGTACAAGCAATCAAACAAGGTGGCAGTATTGGTATTGTAACAGACTTGTTTATGTTGTTTGGTGGTGAAGATATTTTAAGAGCCGCATTTGGTGGTAATCCTCGTTATCAAACTGCTAATCAAAAAGCATTTGATATTTTAGGCCCACTGTTTGCAGATTTTATAAAAGCATCATCTGTAATTGCAGACATACCAGTTCAATCAGCAAAATTACTTTATGATGAAGATTATAATTTTGACAGATTGTTTAGAAATTCTACAAAAACAGTTTTAGATTTAATACCTGGTCAAAGTTTATGGTACACCAAAATGTTATATCGGAAATATGTTTTTGAATATCTATCACAGTTAGTAGACCCGAAAGGTTTTAGACAAAGAGAACGAAATTTACGTAGAACTGCTTTAAAAACAAAAGGCAAAAGCAATTACAATAATTTTATTTACGAAAGCCTACCTAACTTTTTACCAGCACAACAATAAATATAAAAAGTAAAAGGAATTCACTATGACAGTAGGTGCATTTACAGACAGTGCTAATAGATTAACTTATGTTGCTGATAGTAGCACAGTTTCGTACACATTTAATTTTGACATTGCAGACGAAGACTCAATTGAAGTTTATGTAAACAATGTTTTAAAATCTTTAACAACAGATTATTCAATTACTTTTGACAGTGGTACAAGTGGCACTGGCACAGTTGTTTTTGTTTCTGCACCAGCCGCAAGTGCTTCAATTATTTTAAAAAGAGATACAAATTTAATTAGAACAACAGACTTTCAAACCAACGGAAGTTTTACTGCAAGTGCTATCAACAATGAACTTGATAGACTTATGCAAAGTGTACAAGAAATTGATGACAAAGTTGAAAACAGAGTTTTACGTGTAGATCATTTTCAAACTGCTCCAACAGATTTTACCATTCCAACTACTCGATCAAATCAATATTTAAAATTTGATGGAAGTGGCAACATTACAGTAACAGATGATTTTACTGGTGCAGACATAACGGTAACTGGCAACGTTTCAGTGGGCGGTACTTTATCAGTTACTGGTGCAACAACACTTTCATCATTAACTGCAAGTGGCAATATAACTGGTACACTGGCAACGGCGGCACAGCCACAAATCACAAGTTTAGGTACGTTAACAAGTTTAACAGTAGATAATTTAACACTTAACGATAATCAAATTGCTTCATCAACTGGCACTATTGCATTAGACGATAATGTGTCTGTTAACGGTAATGTAACTGCAACAAATCTTGCTGGCACACTTACCACTGCCGCACAAACTAATATTACAAGTTTAGGTACATTAAGTTCTGTAACAATCGATAATTTAACTTTAGATGCTAACGACATCAGTAGCAGTACGGGTACTGTAGATGTTTTAGACAATGTAAGTGTTGCTGGTGATGTTACTGCAACTGGTGCAGTATCGGCAAACACATTAACTGGAACGTTAACTACTGCCAATCAATCTAACATTACCAACGTTGGAACTTTGACCAGTTTAGATGTAGACAACATTAATATTAATTTAAACACGATATCTGCTACCACTGGAAATTTAACACTTTCAAATGTAACCAGTTTCACAGTTGATAATATCAATTTAGATGGCAACACTATTTCTACATCAACTGGCAACTTAACACTTAATCCAACATCACACATTGATGCTAACTCAAATAGAATTATAAATTTATCAGACCCAACAGATAACACAGATGCGGCAACAAAAGGTTGGGTAAACACCACTTTATCAAATGCTGGTATCGACGTTGGTGCTGGTACAACATACCAATCTAAAATTGAAAATGGTTCATCACGTGTAGAAGTAGTTTCGTCAGACGGCGACGTGCACATCGTTAATGCCAGCACGACACTTTATAAATTTGAAGCAGACGAAGTTGAGATAGACAATCCAATTCGTATTACAAGAGTCGGCGGATATTTTTCACATAGAAATACATTAGACACTGGTACATTT